AATATTTAAAACATCTAAACCTGTGTTATAATAAGCTATACCACTTGCAGTATCACCATTGAAAAGACCTGTGGAATAACCAGCACCAGTCATAGAAGCTATAACATCTCCAGATGTGACAAGAATAGGATCAGAGTAATAACCTAAACCATCTTCTTCTGTAGCTACTCTTATTCTAAAAGAGTAATTTGTGGAGGAATCTATATCATATATAAATCTAGGCTCATATTCTGTTAATATAAAACCAGAAAGATTGCTGGCGACTAAAGACCCTGTTTGTCCGGTAACTGTAGCAACATAACCGCTACCACTATATTCTCCACTAGGATCATCTTCGAATACTACCGTGCCCCCAGCAGGGTGATTTGCATATGTGCCTGTGTACAATCCTGAAACATATTCTCCACCGCTAGGATAAAAAACAAACTCTTGATTTTGATCATCAATATTTACCGCTATATATATTTTAGATCCAGTCGTATAACCAGAAGCTATTGCTATTTCAAAAATACCACTCGAATTAGAACTTATACCTTGTAAAGTTAATGACGCATCATCTATTAATAGTGTGTGCTCTTTCCATTGTATACCTGTAGTATTGTAAGTTGAAAATACAGGCGCAGAATCAACACCGCTATAGTAAAAATCTTGACCATAAAAGGGGTTACCAGAAGTCAAGGCTGTCGTATCTAATCGATTTAACCCTGTTCCATGTATAATGCTTTGAAAACCATCTATCGAAGGAGTTTTAGTATAAATAGTAGTATTTTTTTGTATAATACCGCTTTCTTGCACTGAAACTTCATATTGGGTTTTACCACCCTTGAAATCTTTTTGTGTTGTGCCTATAAATTTAGTAGAAACTTTTTTATTAAAAGAATCTCTTTCGGCAACAATTTTTCCTCTGAATCCAGAAGAAACTATATTATATTTTAAATTATCTATCGCTAATGGTGCTACAGAAGAGGGAAAATAGTAAGCTTGCCCCGTTCCGAAATTATCTTCTGCTACAACTGCATAATAAAATCCAGAATCGTAAGTTAATGGCGTAATTTTTTTCTGAAAACCATCGTTTTCGCCTTGAATTCTTTTTGTATACTCAACTTGATACAAATTTTGACCTGAGCCGGTGACTTCTAAATCAAAATTTTCGTTTATACTTGCATAATAATGTATGGACCTAATGCCAGATGTTTTACTGACAAATGGATCTATAAATACTTTTGTGCTAACATCCACATTCGCCCCAGTAACATTTGGCGCAGGAGAATTTAAAAAATAAACTCCGGTATGTGTTCTGCCATAATAATCATTGGAAACTACTTGTAATCTAAACCTTCTAAAATCGCTAGACCTTACAGAATCAAAATAATCTACAATATCTTTTGTCTCTATTTGCAATGAATTGCTTTTGTAGCCACTAGCAAGAGTTTTTACCAGCATGCCTGTTTCATTACGCAAAGTAATATCAAACCCATTAAAAACTTGTAAAGAAGGTATATCTTCTGTTTCAAAAACTGAACCGTCGCTAGGATTAACCAAATTCCAAGTAAATATAGGATTATCTTTAAATAATTGGCCACTAGCTACATTTGTCCCTGCAGCAATACCACTGCCACTAATGAATAAACCTAGTGACCCATTAAAAGGAAATGGTTCTTGATTAGGATACCCTTCAACCTCATTTCTAATTGAGAATCCAGATATTTGTAGCGCTGCACCAAAATCTTGTGGCGTTTGTTCTATAAATCTTGAAGTTGGCATATTATAAATTTAAATTTTCTAACTTGTAATCTGTGTCATACCTATATATATCATAAGATACATATTTAAATAAATTTTTATTACCTAAAAACACAGTAAAAGACGTATTATCATAACCATCTAATGCAAATCTAATTTTTTGACCGTCTTTGTATACTTCTACTATATAACCTCCTGTGTTCTGGGATGTTAAACTTGTTGTTTTGTTACTAAAATCTACACTTAATTGGACATCACTTTTAGATGTTTTTGTGACAAAATAACCATCATAAAAATTACTGTTAGCTTCAGCTATATTTGCAGAATCACTAGCAGCTGAAACTATAGGATCTGGTAGATTTGAAATAATTGTTTTTTGAGGTTCAGAATCTTGATTTTTTTGCAAATCAGAATTAAAATCAATAGCGTCAAACTTTGTACTATTGTAAAGCATGGCAGAAATAGAGTAATCATTTTGAGATTGCTCCGTAACACTTAATACTCTGTAGTTTATTTCTTTAACATTATAACTCGCATCTAAGTTTTGCACAGACCACAAAGAACCTACTGGTATTAAATTAAAATCTTCATCCGTTGTTTCTGAAATAACTATTTCATTTGAATTTGTTACAGAAGAAATTGTAAATTCTTTAATTTGAGTTTGTCTTGTTTTGTCTATTTCAGTTTGATCTAAAGCAACTTCAGAGCTTTTTAATTTTAATTTTGCTTCTACGTTTAAATCTCTGTAGCTTTTTATTGCTTTTGGCACCATAAGGCTTATTTTTTGACCGACTAAATCGCTAGAAATACCTTTATCTAAAGTTATTGTTTTTGTTCCATAGCTTATAGAAGTAATTCTGCCACCATATCTAGTAACTGTTTTTAGCTTGTCTTGGATTTTTATTACGTCTCCGGGCAAAAGCATGCTGCCTTCAGCTCCCGTGTTAAAAGACACGATTTCTTGCTCTGTTTGCTCTGTGTACAAAGCCCATCTACCAATACGTTGAGCTTGAGTTTTAGAAGTTACACCTATAGCTGCGATTTCTTTTAACAGGTAACCATACTCACGCATTCCATTTATATCCTCTAGATAAACAGCTTTAGATTTAAAGTTATCAGTTTTATCGTTGTAACGAACTAATGCCGCAGTATGCCTTGCAGTTTTTGCGCTACCAGAATAATTAAAAATACCATCTACAACATTAGAATTATTAAATAGTAAAAATGGCTCTCTTTCTTTGTCGCTAGATACAAATATGTAATTATTAGCCCAATAAATTAAACCTCTAAACAAAGCAGCAACTTGATTCAAACAGTCTAATGCTTGCTGAAATTGATCAAAATAAACATTACAGTTAAAACGTGGTTCTAATATATCGTTTTTTGAATAAGATTCGCTTACAACAAGCCCACTTCTAGTAGTACTATCAAGTGCTAAACCATCAATATAATCTGCCACATAACCTTCGTTTGAATTTTGAGAATTTAACCAATTTGAAATAATCCAGTTTCTTTCTGAAAGTTCTTTTGTAGAATTAAAATACTGAGTTTTTAAAGTTGGATATTCTTCAAAAATTTTAGTTAAAGGGGGTTCTTGAAGAATAGTGAATTTAAATTTTTTTGTTTGTGAATTATAATTAGGGCGATAAACTATTCTTTTATAACCTTTTTTGATTTGAGCCCCAGAACCGTCTGCTGCAGCATTTAACTCATACAAGCAAACTGTAGATCCCTCTTGATACCTATTTAATAATATTTGCTCTCCTAATGAGTCCGAACTATCATCGATTGTTATCTCTGTGCCCCCAGCATTTACCGTGAAGGTCATTGGCGGCACTAAAGCCGTTTGCCCAGTAACAACCATTTCGTCGCAATATTTTGAAACTAAATATAAGTTCCATTTATCAACAAAAGATCTTTGGAATGCATATTTTCCTAATCCATATCTCTTATTAGTTAATAAATCATATAAAATCCAAGCAGGATTATCAGTCCAATAAAGATCTTTTTTAAAAGAACCGTCCCAATCTCCGTCATAAAACCTCGTTTCAGGATCATAGTTAGAAGGTATTCTAACTTTTATTAGCTTCATGTCATAAGTTCTTTTTGGAACTTGAGCAAATGCCCTAGCATCAAAAATAGAACCCACAATACAAGAATTAGCATAATTCATATCTTCCGTGATTATTTCTGAAATTTGTTTTACAGATATTTCTTTTTTGAATTGGCCTTTTACTGAACCTATTTCAACATGCCTATCTATACGGAAAACAGTTACTTGTCGATCAATTCCTTCAATAGAAGGAGGTATAGGTATCAAAAAAGAGCGGATATACTCTGATGTTGCTATCCCGTGAATTGAACAATAAATATAAGCAACTGAACCTCCTTCGCCTACCATTAAATCATCACCCTCGTAACCAACTTTTATTGCAAAATTAACCGCTGCACCGCGAGTATCACCGCTTTCAGAAAAATATGCTATAGTAGCACTCATGTCTAAATTTACAGCAACAGCATTGTCATTTGTTACCAAATGAGAAAACTTTACAACTTGTTTGTCTTCTGCCGTTTTTACAGCTTGTAAAGCTTGATCCTGAGAGCTCCAGAGAGGTTCTGCATAATTACCACCATAAGAAGCATCTCCTCTTCCTACTGTTACTAAATTTAAATTCCTATTATTAGTCACAAACGTTAATTTTGATGGTAGCAAATTAAAATTATCAACATTCAACGGGACTAAAGAAACGCCAGAAGGAAAAGTCTGTCTACTATTAAAATTTAAAATTTTATTTTCAAAGCTAGTTAACAAATCTTGATCATGAGTTCCTAATCTAACATCAACAAAAGCTCTATTAAAATTAAAAGTTCCTCCTGAAGAATTTTTTATAGGAAAATCGTTTAGATAAACACCTTTTAATATGTCTTCGTTTTTAATTATGTTATTTGTCAACGCAGCTACATTGCCAGATTTGTCGCAAACTCCGCGAGTAGGACCTTCCCCTATTAAATCAATAACTTGGTATATAGAAACAGATTCCATAATGTCGCTAGGTCCACCCTCTACAACATTGGGACATATATTTTTTAAGCTTAGCGTTTCCCAAATTGATCTGTATGTTACCTCATTATCACCTTTAAGTTTAAATAAAGTAGAGTAAAAATTACCATGTTTACTTTGATCTATTTTATCTAAATAGTAAGAATAAAACCCGCTGTATTTTGTTGATTGATAATCAAATGGCATAACTTTAAGGAGATACAGCTGAAGAACCTTGCTCTGTCGAGAAAGTTTCTTGTGCTGATAAATTTATGTTAGAGTTTGATATTGTATTATAAAAATCTGGATCTTGGAAGACCTGCCTATCAATATTAAAAGATGAAACTGATATAACCTTTCCAGCCACAATAAGCCTTCCGTATCCCACAGGAACTGGCTCTCCTTGCTCAGTAACATTTTCTGGAGATCCAAAAACGAAAGAAGTAGAACTTTTGGCCTTAGGATCATCTGGAGCCATTATTTTTGCAATAAGCATGCTCATACCAAAAGATACCGCAGCATTAATAATTCCAGCAGCTATATAAGTTCCCGTGCCAGCAACGGTTGCTCCAGCCGCAGTTGTCGTAGTTCCTATTCCAAATGCCATGGCAGCTGTCATACCTACAGCGCCCATCAATAAAGGCAATATATGAACGGTTGAATTTTTAACTTTGTATTCGCCCAAAAAGTCGCTTTCAACTTTTTTACCGTTTACAAATATAGCAAATAACCTTTTTTTGTTAAAACACATGTATTTTCTCAGTTTGCCAGTATTGCATTCAATAGCAGCAAACACTTCTTTCAATGTTGAACAATTGAAAGTGTGTGTTTTACCTAATATTTGCCCCATTCTTCCCGCTATAAAAACTTCAGTCATTTCATATTATTATACACTTTTAAATGTAAAAATAAACTGGTTTAATACAGCCTGAGTGAAAAAAGCAAAATTTACTTGTTAAAGTAGAATATATTAAGGAAGGCAGGTTTATTTCGCGACTCATAGCAATATCACATTTACTTGGCTTTTCTGTGCCAAAAACATGAGAGTGCCAAAAGAAAATTACTTTTTCTTTTAATAATACATCAAAATACTCTTGAGGATTAACCTCAAAAAAGCAACAAGGATTTGCAGCTACATTTTGCAATTGGTAAACGCCACTAGAACAAACTAAACCACAACACTCTACAGAATTTTTTAAAGATATTGTTTTGATTTTATCTAAATCTAAACGCTTCAATTGATGGGAACCCACCAAAAGGTAATCCTCTTTTGTATTTGCCATATAATTTGTATCTGATTTGACAAGCGTTAAGATCTTTTCTGCATTGATCATGAATCCAGTATTCACTTTCAAATCGAGGGTCTAAACTAGGATCAGCATCTTGTATGCATACAAAAAAAGCATCTGGCTCATCAATTAAATCTTCTTCTGGATCAACAACTTCTAATTTCGATAAATTTTGAAATCTGCTTTTTATCCTAACAATATCACCTTTTACATATTTAGTTACTCCAGATGAATTAGCACCCACCCCAGAACTGCCCTCTCTTACAAAATAACCTGTTATACTAGTATCTCCAGCTTCAGCAGCATCACGAACCCTAAAAGGCACTAATGTGGTGCCATCTGTAGAATCTGTAAAAATTATTGTCCTGTTAGATTGTATTGGCGCAGAAAGCGCAGAAACTGATAATGTTATATGCGCAGAACTTCCTCCCCCAGTAGGAGTAGTAACGGTAATTTGGTTTTTATTGTAATCGCCAGCCCAGTTTATTCTAGATAAATTGTAACCTTCTTTTTCAAAAAATAACTTATTATTATCATCTGCTAAAGGCAAACCTAAATCTCCTACTGATTGATTAGTGTTAATTATGAAAACATTTGAAGGTTTTGCTGTTGTTGCTGTCTCTGTAGAGACCGTAGGCGAATTCATTACTTTATCATCTATGGATGGTTCAGGATTATTGAAGTCCGGCCTTTGGCCATAGCGACAACCAGCACCTCTATATTTCCAAGGGCAATAGTTTGCAATCATAATCCTAGTAGGTAATTTTGCATCTTCAAATTCTAATGGAGAAGCCAACTCAAATTCTACTAAGAATTTATTTTCATTAGTTTTTTTATTTACAATGTAAATATCATCTTCGAATCTAGCGTTAGGATCAGGTATAGCAAACGGGTTAAAGTTATTAGGAAAATTAACAGCATCTATAAATTTTAAAAATACTCTTTTTCTTGTAAAATGCTTACCCACTAAATCTTTTCTACCTTTTAATACATCTGATATTAATCCGTCAGGGTTAGCGAATGTTAAAGCAGGCCTAGACATCTGGCCATCAGCTTTTTTTTCAAAACCCGATGCATCTACAGGTAAAGAAAAATAAGGTTTACCGTTAAAAAATAATTGCTCAGTTGATATTATGCCCGGATGGAAACGGTAAATACCATCTTGCTCCCCCAAATCAATTTCATACAATTCTATAATTGTATCAGGAAGCAAATCTAATAACGATGAGTTGTGTTCTTGTGTTGACATGATTTAAGAATTAAAAGCCACATAACCTGCAAAATTATTATTATCAGACAATCTGTTTTTTAAACTAATATTGTTTTCTCTTGCGCTTAGATCATTTATATTTGGCAACTGAGACGAATTTGCAGTTTTAATTATTCTGTTTTTGCTAGATAAAAATGCCTTTACATTCGACCTTTCGTTTTTATTTAATCTCCTATTAAAAATAATTATGTCAGAGATAGCAAAAGCCATGTTTTGATCTGAACCAGAATGAGCGCCTAAAATAGGATTACTTATAAAGTTAAATACCTTGTTGTTAAAAATATCATCTAATAAAATATTATCATTTTGACTAACTATATAAGAAATAACTCCAGCATTTAATTTTGTTGCAGATATATTGTAAATAAAAGACGAATTAGCTAAACTTAATGATGTTCCAGTAAAATTAGAATCATAAAAAGATCTATTAAAGCTGCCTATACCAGCATTTTCAACCACATGTTTTGTAGAGCTATAGAAATAAGATCTAAATTGATTTTGTTCCCCTATGTCAGACCATTGATGAAAAATATAATCATTTTCTAAATGAGAACCATTTTCAAACTGACTTGTATGAGGAAGCATATTGTAAAATATTTCAAAACCCGAAATATCCGAGTTTAAAAGGTCAGCTGAGCTTCCAACAATATTATTAAATTGTGCTGACATAGCAGTTCCTGTCCATAAAACATATTGGTTTCCATTGAATTTTGCTGTATTAGAATTATAAACCTTTGGTGCTGTCGATACTGCCGTGATAGTCGGTTGATCTGAAGGCTTATTATTATACCAAACAGAAGAATTCCAAGTTGTAACATCGGCACTCGTACCGCTGGATATTGTCAAATCATTTGCATCCCAATAAGCAATAAAACCATTTATATTGCTTATACTAGTATCTTGAGATATGAAAAACAAATTGGACCTAAAATTAGATGCAGTATAATTAGAATTACCTGTAGCATCTATTGCATAGCCAGCTCTTCCTCCTTTTTGACCGATAGTCAAACCTAAAAAATAATCTGGTGATGAGTCTCCTGTTCTAATACTTACCATTTTGCGGGTTCGCTGAGAAGTTGGTCCAGCTTGCCCATTTTCTCCGAACTCGCCACCATTTCCACCTTGGCCTATTTTTTTAGCATAATCTATTTTAGTTCCTAAACCATATGAAACTAAATTTCCTGCTGTAGAGCGACTTCTTGTTCCACTATTTTTTTGCGTATAATATATTCCTCCGCTAGAAATAAATCCTTGACCGCCACCTCCTGCTCCCCCAAAAGTTTTTCCTACAAGATCTTCTTTTGCATATAGTATGGGTTCAGGTCCACCTATTACCGCATTTGTAAGCGCGTTTGTTAAGACTTCTGACGAGTTTGCAGCACGAATATCCCCCTTTATGAAAAAAATGCCATCAAAATCATCATTACGAAAAAATTTACCTTCGTTTGTATTGTAGGTCTCCATGGATTTTATAGCTTCAAAATAAAATGAGCTATCTCCACCCCCACCACCTCCTCCACCACCATATATTCTAGATGAATGATGTGCAAATATTTTGAATTCGCTTATCGAGCTGTCTGAAATTTTTATAGCTGGGCCTCCAGCGTAACCAACAGTACTTTTTTCTTCAATTTCAATTCGAAACTCGGGAATGTTAAAAGCGGTGCCAGCCTTGTTAGCCCTTTCATTTACTATAAAAAGCCCTACATCAGATATTTTTATAAACCCTGAATCTCCGCCGTTACCACCTTTACCTACTACAACAGAATTTTCTTTAAGGTATAAATTTGTTTTTATTTCAGTCCCACCACTATCTTCTATTATGTCGCCAGTTTCTATAGCTGCTACTGTTTCAATACCTCCGTACGGATAACCCTCATAAGCTTGACTCGTATTGGGCACCCCAACTGATCCTACAATGTAATTTTCAGGCAATATAAAATGAACTCCAGTAAAATTATGATTAGAATCACCGTTTTTAAAATAAGAGGTATCGATCTCTCTATAAGCTAACTCAGCATCAAATTTTGATTTAAGATTTACATTTGTTTCATTATTTTTTAAATAAATCTCTATTGCTTGTCTGTCGCCCACAGGACATCTAATTACTCCGGTTGGACTTCCCCCTGCAGGAAGAGTGGTAGATCCAGATACTAATCCTGTTAGTATATCATTATTTGTAATTTCTTCTTTTAGATCTCCTACGGGATACCCATAAACCCAATCTGTAACAGATACTAATGCTGGACTGCTAGTATCAAACTGGTCATAGTGTTCGCCTCTTATTCTGTAGTAATAGTTTTCGTTAAAACTATCAGTTTCGTGGGTATAAGTTTTTGTTGAATTTAATCCTGTTGGAGTTCCGTAGTAAAAACCGTTAACAGCGGTTCCGTTAGCAACAAAAGTTTTTTCAATTCTTTCGAATTCTATGGTTTGTAAACTGGTCCAAGATGCATTTTGAGTATTTGCTTCTGCAACTTGTATTTCGTATTTTTCAAAATAGTAATCCTTAGCAGGATGTTCCCAATGCAATTTATTTGTTGGTTTTCCTTTCGCTGTGTACTCACCTGTTAAAACTAAAAACCCACTAGGATGCAAAGGTACAAATTCGGGATAAGCAGGATTAGGCTTTACAACTGGACCTGTAGCATCAACATATCCAGCAGCTAAACCTGTAATATAATTTCTAATTACCCCTCTAGGTTGAGGCCCAGAATAAAATGTGTCATCTGCAAATCCATCTCTTTCAGAAATAAAACTTAAATCTACAATTCCCGATATAGCACCTGTATTATAATTTTCTTTTACAGCGTAAAAATCAAACTCAATAAACTTTGTGGATCCAGCAGGAATAGTAACTTCTTCGTTGACCCCTGAAACAAAATCAAATATACCTTCGTTTGGAGGTGCGCTAACATCCTCGACACTCATGTTAACACCGAAATTACCACTATTAGTAATATAAAAACCAGTTCTTATAGCAAAACCTGTTTGCGCAACAACTGTCATGCCTGTATTACCAACGTATACATTGCCTTCTGCTCTTTGTGTAACTGTAGTAGGTAAACTCATATTTATGTCTCAGGGTAATAAGGGTCTATGGTAATTAAATTTAAAAATTCTACTTCGTCAGATAAATAATTAATATTTTGCTCTAAAAATAAAACAGAAATAGAGTTATTATCTTTGTAATTTATATTGTGTGTCCATTCAGGGCACACAAAGACTTTTTCTTTGTTGTAAGGTGATGGAGGAGTAAATAAAAATTGATCCTTGCCTCTGTGTTTTTCTAAAAAATGAACAATAGCTTTTGCTTCGTCATCAGATCTTCCCTCCAAAGTAAAATTTAATTGCAACAAACTTTTATTTATACCATCTTCAACTCTAATAAAATAGCCGTTTTGAAAACTTTGTTTATAAAATCTTGGCGCTTCGTTAAAAGAAATACCTTTATTAATTGAAAAGTAAAATTTATCTTTAGTCCATTTTGTGCTTGCTCCAGCAGGTCTATTAGCTTCACTTGCAGTCGTGGTGGTGCTACCAGTATAGTAATACCACCCACTGGTATACTTACTGAAATCGCTACCACTCGCATAAACTATATTATGCTCTGAATATTCATTTCCTATACTAAAAAATTTATTAGTATTTTTAAAAGGTATATACAAATTTTGCCAATCCGTCACAGATTCTGACTCGTTGTAAAATGCAGTAGAAATAGTGTTTACATTCGGGTATTCTAATTGATTGTCGAATTCTTCTATATAAAATTCTTTTTCTTTGTCGTAAGGATAAAATGGCGTCCAA